TGCGCCCGCACTTCACGGCCTGCCGCCAGGCCTTGCCGGAGGCGAGGTCCGGTCGGACCTTCGTCATGTCGTCCTTGCAGATCCACAGCGACCCGCCGAGCGTGACGACGGCGCCGCGCGGGTACGCGTTGCCTTCCTTCCAGACCTCGTGGTCGAAGTCCGCCAGCGTCGGCTTCGTGTACCAGAACTCCTTGATCTCCTTGCCGCGCCGGAAGGCGAAGCCGAACCGCAGCGGCTCCTCCGTCGGCTCCATGTCGTCGAAGCCGAAGCCGTCGCGGCCCGGCGCGCCCTCGGCGCCGTCCTTGCCGGGGGCGCCGGGAGCCCCGTCCTTTCCGTCTCGGCCGATCACGACGCCTGCGTCGTACATCGACCCGTCCGTCTTGGTGATGATCAGGTGGCCGGACCTGTCGATGACCGTGCCGCCGATGCCCACGCCGTCCTTGCCGTCGCGCGGCGGCACCGCGGCGAGCACGTCGGAGACGATGCGGTCGTAGTCGATCTCCGCGTCGCGACCGTCGTTTCCGTCGCGGCCTGGCGCGCCGTCCTTCGGCAGCTGGATGCTCTTGAGCACCAGGTCGGCGACGGCCTCGACCGTCGGGAGGCGCGGGCCGAGAGCGCCGACGACCTCGTCGAGGGTCGGCCCGTCCCTGCCGTCTCGGCCCGGCTCCCCCGGCTCGCCTTTGACGCTGACGCCCGGGATCCCTTGCTCGCCCTGCGCGCCTTCCTTCGGCGGCGGAAGCTCTGCGACCGCTTCCTTGACCATGTCGGCGAGCAGCTCGATGTCGACCGTGCCGTCCGCTCCGTCGGTCCCGTTCGTGCCGTCTTTCCCGTCCTTGCCGTCCGCCGGTTTCGGCAGCGCGGCTAATTTCCTGTCGAGCTGCTCGGTCAGCATCATGATGCCTGCCTGCAGCTGCTCGTTGCAAAAGTCCCAAGGGATCTCGCCGTCCTTGCCCGGTGCGCCGTCCTTGCCGTCTTTCCCATGAATGACGGGATAGGCCATGAAGTACTGGCCGACGAGTCCGCTCAGCACCTCGGTCATCTTCTCGTAGTTGACCACGCCGTCCTTCCCGTCCGCGCCGTCCTTGCCGTCGCGCGGCTCCTTCGACGCGATCTCGTCGAGCTTGGCGCTCATCGCCATCATCTGCTGGCGCAGCTTGTCGTTCTCGTCGGCCAGGTATCGGATGTTGGACGCGAGGTCTCCGTGCCCCGGTAGCTTGTTCTCGTCCAGCTGCGCCTTGAGCAGGTCGACCTCCTTTCTCAGGTCAGCGTTGTCTTTCCTCAGCGGCGCGACGGCCTCGGCCATGAGCTGGACCATGCCCTTCGTGAACTCATGGTGGAAGGCCGGGTCATTGAGCATGTTCGATCATCCTCTGCCGGATGTCCCACAGCATCGCGCGCGCCGCCGAGGCGGCGTCGGTCTGCGGCTTGGGAGGTTCGTTCTGGTTGCTTGGCTGCGCGGGAGGCGCGGGGAGGGTCTTCGGGGCGAACGGGTCGGCCTGGCTGTCGCGCTTGTCCAGCGCGGCGAGCGAGAAGTTCTGCTGCTGCAGGTACGGCGACTTTCCGCCCGGCACCGGGCCGAGGTTGAGGATAAGGCGCGCCTCGTTCGGCGCGCGGATGCCGTTCTTGACCTGCTCGGCGAGCACGTTGGTGAGGGTCAGCGTGTCCATGCGCAGCAGGTTCTCCAGCTCGAACTCCGTGCCCTTGTTCGGCGCGAGGCCGAGCGCCTCGTCTTGCAGGAGCTCGATGGACTCGACGTGGATCTGCACCGCGTCGGAGAAGTAGATCTGGTTCAGCGCCTGGATGTTGTTGTAGGCGGGCGTCGCGCCGATGCCGATCTTGAACGGCGGCACGCCGTAGGCGGTGCAGACCTGCTCGGCGGTCAGCTTCAGCTGGTCGATCAGCTCGGCGTCGACCGCGTTCATCACCATCGGCACCCAGGTCAGCCCGCTTCCGGCGACCGCGACCTTGCCGAGGTTGTCGCCGGAGTAGTTGTTCTCCCAGTCGGCCTTGACGCGGTCCGCCGTCGCCTTCGGGATCTCGCCGGGCGCCGTCAGGATTCCCGACGGCCGCGCGTGGTTGCGGAAGAAGCGCTCGGAGAACTTCTGGATCCCCAGCGCCTGCACCGCCGGCAGGTAGGCGGCGTAGAGCGGCGAGATGCCGCAAAGCGGGTGGAACAGCGGGTTCATCCGGTCGTGGATGATCTCGCTCGCCGGCACGATCAGGTCGTCGACGGGCTGCCCGGCCAGGGCGTCGCGGTAGAGCTGGTAGTAGACGGCGCCGTCAGGTGCCTCCAGCGGCCGCGTGCGGAAGGGGTCGAGGATGTAGAGCTGGGTGACGACGCCGCGCTGGTCGCGGCCCTTGAGCGCGTACGTGTTGCCGGCGCTCAGCTTCGAGGTGAGCCAGTGCTGGTAGAACTGGATCCTGTTCTGGTAGTCGTTCGGCTTGCGCAGCACGGCGCCGCGCGGGTCGCTGACGTCGGTCTCGACCCATATCCCGTTGGCGTCCTGCTCGACCAGCTTGCAGCGCATCTTGGCGACGTCGGCCGCGATCATCGTCACGCAGCGGTAGACCGCGTAGTGCGACATCACGTTCTCGATCGGCCGCCCGTCGTTGCGCTGCCACGCCCCGGCGTAAGGCTCGTGCACGATCGGCATCCAGCCGCGGTCGAGCCCGCTGAGCTGGTAGCCCGGCAGCTGCTTGGTGACGGTCAGCTCGTAGCCGAGCAGCTTCACAGGCGCGAGCTCTCGTCCTTGGCGTCCTCTTCGGCGCTCGGCTGCGGCGACACCGCCGCGTCGGGCGCGAGCTGCTCCGTCTCGGCCGCTTGCGTCGACATCACCTTCGCCCTGACCTTCTGCGCCCGCATGTCGCGCCTGCTGTAGGTCTGCTTCGGCGGGTCAACGGCCTCCTTCGCCTTGTCCTCCGCGACCAGGCCGCGGTTCGCGTAGTGGTTGAACTCGATGCTGGGCAGCTCCAGCGCCTGGCCCGGCTGCAGGTACGTCCCCTCGTGGCGGAAACCTTTCCTGACGATCGTCTTGACCATCGGCATCCCGTGCTCCTCCGGTTTCGAAAAGCAGAAAAAACCAGGCGGGCGAGCGCCCGCCTGGAGTCTCTATCGCACGGATCAGGTGCCTGTGCCCACGCCGCCGTAGTCGGCGCCCGTGATGTACACCACCGCCTCCTGGCGTCGCTTCACCCAGTTGATGAAGCGCTCGACGCGCAGGCCGATCATGTTCGACTGCCACAGCGAGACGAGCGAGGTCGCGTCGTCCGTCGGGTTGTCGTCCATCTGCAGGGACGCCTCCGTGCTGATGTCGACGGAGACGCCTCCGTCGTCGGCCAGCAGGATCTCGCCCGGCGCGATGAAGATGATCTTGCCGGACGGCACGTTGTTGGAGACCAGCACGGGGACGCCGAGGATGCTGCCGCCGCCGACCCCGATGTTCGGGAACTCCGGCACGCTCGTCGTCGAGTTGACGATCAGGCCGAGCGACATGGCCTGCAGCGGCTTCATCAGGATCGTGACGCCGGCGACGTCCATGTTCTCCAGCACGAAGTTCGCCATCGCGTGCTTGAAGTCCTTGCGGAACGCGGTCGCCGTCTCGCCCGTCGCCGTGATGGCGTCGGCCCCGTTGGTCACCGATGCCGGCGACACGTTCGCCACCGCCACCTTGCTCGTGTCGAGGAACTGCTCGTCGAGGAACTTCGCCACGGCCTTCGTCAGGTCGTCGCGGATCAGCGCCTCGGCGCTCGGGTTCGAGAAGCGCACCAGCTCCTGCGTGAACGCGCAGATGCCGGCTACCTTCGACCAGGTCAGGCTGACCGTGTCGAACGCTCCCTTGCTCAGAGGCTTCGCGGCCCCTTCTCCCACCCAGTTCACCGAGGTGCCTGCGGTCTGCCGCGGGACCTTGATGTTGAAGGGCACGTTGCGGAAGCCGCGCAGCCGGCCGAGCACGGTCTGCGCGTAGAGCAGCTCGATGAACTCGGACACCATGACGGTGTAGTTCACCAGCGGCGCGGCCCACGTCGAGTTCGACGTCGTGCCGGCGGGCACCGCCGTGCGCAGGATGTCGACGAGCTCGGGCGTCTCCGCCATCCACTGGTCGTTCTGCAGGCAGTAGTTCGCGGCCTCGAACTTGTTGCCCTTGGCCATCATCATGACCTGCGCCCAGCGGAAGAAGTGCGTCGCCTTCGCCAGCTGCGGGCGGCCTGCCCTGATGACCTGCACCCGCGGCTTCTCCGGAGGCGCGTCGGCCTGGTTCCACGGCGCGCGCTGCTCCGTCTGGGCCGCTGCCGTCGGCAGCGGCGTGACGGGCACGAGCGCGTTGCGGTTGCTCTGCTCGCGGTCGCGCAGCAGCACGAGGTGCTCGTCGATCTCCCTCACCTCCTGCTTGAGCGTCGCGTACTCCTCCTTCGCGTCCGGGGCGAGGGTCTCGCCCTTCTCGGCCGCGTCGTCCATTAGCGCGTCCATGCGCGCCTGCTTCGCGGCGCGCGTGTTCTCGAACGCCGAGATCTGCTCGGCGATGGTTTTCTTCATCTTGCCCTCCTGGGCTTTGACTGCTGTCGGTTTCGGAAGCCCTGTCGCGGGCGAGTTTCGCTCGTGGCCTGTCGCGGCCCGGTAGTCTCGTAA